AGCATTAAAGATCTTCTTAAAAGCACCTAAACTCTTAGAATTCCTAACCGGAATAAAAACAGCATATACTAGAGCAGGTCTAGACATAGACGAAATAGACTACTCAGCAGACAACCTAATGAAATACAAAGGTAAGTTTGTTATGGTAGACCTGTAAGAAAAGCAATAAGATATATATTTATAATAAAATAGTTACATTAAAATGTCAGAATTTAAGTTCCCAACAGAAGAGATAGATCTTCCTTCAAAAGGATTACTTTATCCAAAAGATTCCCCACTTGCAAGCGGCAAGGTAGAAATGAAATACATGACCGCTAAAGAAGAGGATATCCTAACTAATCCAAATTACTTAGCAAAAGGAATCGTCGTAGACAAGCTACTACAGTCTCTAATAATTACTAAAGTAGATTACAGCGAACTACTAGCAGGAGATCAAAACGCAGTTATGATTGCAGCGAGAATACTGGGATACGGAAAAGATTACGAATTTACCTACAGAGGTATTCCGCAAGTAGTAGACTTAACTACATTAGAAGATAAAGCGTTTGACGAAACTTTAATACAGCCTAATATTAATGAATTTCAATATACTTTACCTCATTCAAAAATAGTAGTAACATTTAAAGTACTAACTGTAGGAGATGCAAGTAAAATTAAAAGAGAGCTAGATGGACTTAAAAAAATTAATAAAGATAGCAGCTCGGAGATGTCTACCCGTCTGAAACACACTATAGTTGCAGTAAATGGAGATAGGGAAATAGGAACAGTTAGAAACTTTGTGGACACCTCACTTCTCGCTAGAGATGCAAGAGCATTAAGAAATTACATAAACGAAGTACAGCCTGATATAAACTTAACAGTTACGGTAGAAACAAGTAATGGCGAGGAGGACATTACTCTACCAATAACAACTAACTTTTTTTGGCCTGACTCCGCAGCATAGAAAAAATACCTTTGATCAAATACACGAAATAGTATTTCACGGAAAGGGAGGGTACTCCTTTACAGAAGTCTACGAACTCCCGATACATCTCCGAAAGTACATATACCGCACATTAACAGAGTATTACGAAAAGCAAAAACCACAAGACGACGGAAACCTCCTTGCAGATAAGGTAAAATCAGGAGCAGTACAGGTACCGGACTACATGAAAGGTAAAAAACTCGCATATAACGGAGGGTAGCTTAAAACACTACCCTTCTCTATTTATACTATATGGCAAGCCCAGAAGATAATAACTTAAAAGATACTTTACAGGATGCAGCTTTTCTCCGTGATACTATTAGCTCTATCGGAGCTACCATAGCAGATAGTTTAAATACACAGCTTTCTGAAGCTTTAGGACTGACAAAAGCGATCGGAAAGACAGTAGAGAGGGATGTAAATGCTGCCTTTCTAAAACTTACCAGGGGAACAGATAAGATACTAGCAAATACTATAGATCTTGCAGAAGGAACTGCTAATGTTAAAACTATAGCAAACCAGATTAACGACCTTAAAACTAAAGAGATTGCCCTTGAGAACCTATTAGAGGTAGCAAGATTAAATAACCTAATAATCTACGACGAGGAGCAGGAGAGCTTAAAAGAAACACTAGCACTACAGAAAACACTCCTAGACGCCCAGCTTACCCAAGCCACTAAGTTACAATCCAAGCTAGGAGTCACAGGAGGGCTACTTAAAGGACTAAGTAAAATCCCAATACTAGGAAACCTTATAGAGGCAGAGAAAGCACTATCAGCAGCACAGACCGAAGCCGGTAGCGCAACATCCTCTAGATTCTCCACAATGGCGGCCGGTTTAAAATCCGTAGGAATGTCCCTAGGTAAAAATTTACTAGATCCCCTAGTATTAGGCGGACTATTAGTAACAGGGATAGTAGCTACGTTTAGACAACTAGATAAGCTAACCTCCGATACTGCCCGAAACTTTGGAATAAGTAACAGCCAAGCTAATGAGTTAAATAAAGAGCTTAGCGCAATGGCGAGTACTACAGAAGGGCTGTACGGAACAACTAGAAACTTCAATGAAGCTTTCACTACACTAAATAAAAGATACGGGACATTTGGTAAATTTAATAAGCAGACCTTAAAAGATTTTACAGACTTAACAAAGCAAGCAGGAATTAGTGAACAAGCAGTAGGAGCTCTACAGGATATGACTTTTCTCACCGGAAAAGGATTACGAGAATCTACAAAAGAGTACAAAGGACAAGTAGCTCTTCTGAATATACAGAACGGGTTAGCACTAAACGAAGCAGAGGTCCTAGAGGGAATAAGCGACATATCCTCCTCAATTAAGCTGCAAATGGGAGGTTCTGCAGCAGCAATGGCACAGGCTGTTTTTAAAGCCAAAGCTCTAGGGGTAGAGATGAAAGATCTTGCCGCTACATCCAATGCACTATTAAATTTTCAATCCTCTATTGAAGATGAATTAGCAGCAGAACTACTAACCGGAAAGCAGTTAAATCTAGAAGGAGCACGATACGCAGCATTGATGGGAGATCAAGCCACACTTGCTGACGAACTAGCAGCTAACATAGGCACTGCAGCAGAGTATGGAAAATTAAATGTCATCCAGCAGGAAGCATACGCAAAAGCAGTTGGCATGTCTACAAACTCTCTAGCAGACGCCTTGATTCAGAGAGAAGCTTTAAATAAACTAGACGCACAAGGAAATACTTTACAGGAAAAATATAACAACCTTAAGAAACAGGGTAAAACTGAAGCAGAGATAGCAAAACAATTAGGAGATGACGCATTAGCTTCTCAACTAGAGAGCGTATCATTACAGGAAAAACTTGCTGTTGCCGGGCAGAAGTTTCAAGACGCTTTACTTCCTCTAGCAGAAAAAGTACTTCCTTTAATACACAGCTTCTTTAATTTTGTAGGAGAAAATATAGGAACTATTATTGGAGCTATGAAAATACTACTCCCCTTAGCTATCGCTTACAAAGTAGCTACAATAGGGACCGCAATTGCTGCAGCCACTATCAACCCAGCAGCAGCAATTGCCGGGCTAGCAGCAGGAGCAGTTATGTTAGGCGTACTTAACTCCGCTCTAGACGCAGGACCGGAAGAAGGAGCAGGATCTACAAGCTCGCTAGGAACAATTCAAGCGGGAACAGAAAATAGACAAGAGAGACCTTACTCGTCAAGCAACCCTGCAAATAGCACAGCCAGTAATACGCAAGTTAATATTACCCCTTCAGATACTAAAATAACATTGAATCTAAATGGACAAGCTGTCGGGAATGCAAACGCTAGACAGGCTTACGGAGTAGGTAGAAACGTTAAAGCACTAGGAGGCGGAGTTGACTATAGTGCAACAGTCTAAACCGATATTTACAAAAAGTTTATATTTATAATAAAAGAAATAACCATGGGCATATTAGATTTACTAACAACACAAGGCTCTACCCTATCAGCACACGATGGAGCAACCCCGCCAATTAATCCTCTCTCTACTAAAGACTCCGGTCTTCATGCGAAAGGAAACGGAGCAGCAGGGTATTCCTTAGACGGAGCACTTAAAGCAGAAGTAGTTAAGGCATATAATGAGTATGAGGACGGAGTACCTAATACTCTACCACAGCCGTCTACATTAGACTTAAACGGAAAAAAACCAAAAGGCTATACACATCCTGAGAAAGGAACTACCTATCCTTAATGGCATTAAAGGACCTAGTAACTGACTTAGGGTCGTTTTATGAAAATAACCCGTTTGCTGCAGATTTTAAATCTAAAGCCGGACCTACCTATGCTCAAAAATACGGATTTAATCAACGAAGTTTAGAGTTCGGCAAGGATAGACCTGGAGATGGAAGTAGCAGACAGCCTTTTATAAAAGGTGGAATACCTGGAGTAGAGGAGAATATACCTTCCGCTACTGGATTAATAGCAGGAATCACTAGAGAGGTTTCTAGCAGGAGTATAGACTTAGAAAGAATTACTAAATTCCTTACAACTCCTAAAGGTCTTCTTTTCATAGGTAAACAACAGATACTATCAGGACAGAATCCAATCGTACCCGGAAGACCTAATCGATCCGGACCTCTTAAAGGACTTTATAACCCCTTAGCGACATTAGCACAGGTCGCAGCAAGCGGAACTGGACTACACCTTAATAAGCAAGGAAGAATACTGGGATCTTTCGACAGCAGTTTAAAATACGACAAGGTTTACGGAGCAGACTATAGCGGATATAGAAATAAACTGCTTATGCTTCACGCTTCTAAACTATCCGTAAAAGGAGCCGAATCCAATCAAACAAATCCAAACCTTGAAGACTTTGGAATATCGAAAGACTTTCAGCAACTATTTAACTACCCCGGAGGACCTGGGATTACACAGACTATAATCTCTTTTGCAGATAATAGAGTATACAGCGGTAAGGAGAAGAATGCATATCAAGTATTTACTCAAAACACCTTTACCTATAACTTAGATCAGCTATTACAACAACCACAAAGAGGAGATGATACCCTAAACCTAATAGGCACAGACTTCAGGAAAAACATAAATATTGTAGAAGGAAACCTAATACAGAAGCAAGTAGGAGTCTTTGGAAAAAATGCAGTAGATTATAGTGATCCACTAGTTAACAAAATAACAAGAGTAGGATTAGGAGACCCCGGTAAAAAAACTAGAAATAGAAGTAATCTATACGTCTCTGACATAGATACTGTAGACAGAGTAGCAGCAATGCCACTGTACAAGCAAAAGAATGTTGACATAGAGACAGGAAATACCCGAGATTTTATTAGGTTTCGGTTTGAAGTAATGGATAATGCTTCAAACGATCATACATTCGTACACTTTAGAGCTTTTCTTGGAGCAATAACCGATAATTTTGGAGGAACATGGGACACTGCAAAATTCGTAGGACGGGGTGACAGCTTCTATAACTACACTGGGTTTACACGATCTATAAGTTTAAGTTTTAAAGTACATCCTCAGACAAGAGATGAGATGAAAGCAATGTACCAAAAACTTACGTACCTAGCTTCTACATTAGCACCAGACTATGCAGGAGGTTACATGAAAGGTAACTTAGTTAGACTTAATGTAGGAAGTTACCTCTACAGAATACCTGGGTTTATAACAAACCTAACTTACACTGTACCGGAAGAAGCTTCCTGGGAGATAGCTTATAACGAACCGGAAAGAGGGCAAGAGGTAACTCAACTTGAAACACCTAGACATTTTGACGTGTCTTTAAACTTCACACCCATTCACGATTTCGCTCCACAGATAATGGACGGAACACGGAACTATGCACTATTCACCCCTCAGCAGAAGTACGGAGAGCAGCCAAATCCATATCTACCGTATGCAGAAGACTTTACAAACTCTGAAAAGAAAGTGATAACGAAGGGAAATATTATATATCCCAGCAGTCAAGAGGCTGATAACGTATTAAAAAGCATTAAATGAACAGGTATTCGAGCATAGAGGTATATAGAACAGAAGAAGGTGCAACATACCGAGGGGTAACAAGGTACCCTATAATCCCAGAACAGGAGAGTGATATATACGTAGTTACTACAGATGGAGATAGGTTAGATCTACTAGCAGATCAATACTACAAAGACTGGAGCCTATACTGGGTAATAGCTGCTGCTAACCCCAGCTTGCCTTTTAACTCAATTTACCCTACATTAGGTGTACAGATTCGAATACCAGCGGATCCGGAAGATGTTATAAACAGTTTTAATAGTATAAATAATGAGTGACAGGATTTTAGGAGAAGTATTTGACACCTTTGTAGATACCCAAGTAAACATCAGACAGAAAAGACTGCAGAAGTCTCAAAAAGACGCTGATGACCTTAAAGTATTTAACGCAAGCACGCCTTGGATAAGATTATCTTCCTCAGTCCAGATAGAAGGTCTGCGGGTAAAGCAGTTAGCGGAAAACTTAAACGTATCGGAAGCAGATGTTAAGGGTTTTAACTTAGCAAAAAAACTTGTGCTCTTTGCAGGCACTTCTGATGAAGGAAGCGCAGTACTTAGAGGAGGAGTAGGGTATGGACTGAACAATTCATACGGGTTCCTATCAGACAAACAACAAGGATATAAGCCAATGCCCGGCATCACCGGGATAACAGCAAACTATAAAAATAACGGATCTCTGAAACAAGCTCAGGTGTCTATAAAATGTTACACACGGAAGCAGTTTGAAGCGATAGAAGCAATATACTTAAGACTGGGATATAGCATGGTTCTAGAATGGGGACACTCCATATACTTCGACAATACCGTAACTAACAGACAGTCAGGTAAAAAGCAGCTTATGAACGCTCCGGATATCCCGAGCATACTGTTTAACGTTAACGGAGATAAAAGAAAACCGGAGAATATACATACCGCACTTTTAAAAACTAAGGAACGTACCGGAGGAAACTACGACGGCATGTTAGCAAAAGTTAGTAACTTTTCCTGGAAACTAGGCAACGACCTAAGCTACGATATAGTACTAGACCTAATCTCAGTAGGAGATATTATAGATTCTCTAAAAATGAATATCGGCGGCAAGGGGCTAACCTCTGAAACGCTTCCTAACATAGTAGTAGATCAAGGAATCCAAAACACAGCATCAATTCAACTTGCAGCTAACGTTTCCGCATTTAACAGTTTTCTATATGAATTAATTTCAGAAACCACTACCAAAGAAGCAACACAAGGTAACATTAGTAAAAGCACTCAAGCACAACTTGAACGGCTCGACCAAGCGAGAGGAGTAATAGGGCTTGTAGGGCCAATACAGGATGCGTACCTGCCCGCTTTAGAAGCGTTTAGAGAAGCGTACTACACTCCCTGGGAGGACATGCGAAACCTACTACTACAGACCCCGTATATTAACTACGAAGGAAACCTATACCGAGAGACCGTAATACGCTGGTTCGGAAGCCAGGAAGAGCTCTTAGAAATTGCAGCTAAAAGTCGCTCCATAACCCCGAATACACAACGTTTACAATTTTACCAAAACCTTAACTTAACCATTATAGATAACCCTGATACAACCACCTCCAATATCTTTAAGCACACCTTAATTAGTAACCCAGATACCGCCAGTAGAGTAGGTACAAACTATGAGAGTCTCTCACAAGGGCTCAATGAACTGCAAAGGGTAATAACACAACTAACTCCTATAAATACTGCCACGGTTACTAATATCGAAATCATAGAATACCTAGATTCCCAAAAAGCCTCCCCTGCAACAGTAGTAAGACAGGTATTACGTACAGGATTTCTTGACGGAGTAGGTGGCAAATACGCAGTAAAAGGTACAAAGATTAAATCGGATCTGTCATTTATACAGGAAGCAATAAGCCAAGACGGTGACCCTGCCACAGCAAGTGTAGTACTCACCCCAAGAGAGAATTAAAATATAGGATATGGGAGAATATAAGACTTTTATAGGTAACATAAGAACTTCGGATTTCGGAGGATTCAATTCTATTGAATACGCTAACGGTGGATTAGAAACCTACTTATCTTTTCAAGCGCTTTTGAAATGGGTAGGAGAGTATGTAAACCTCTTCTCAGAAGGAGAAGAAGTACTAAAAGTAGACTGGGAGTCGGATAAACCGATGTTCATGTACTCGACTTCTATCTCCTGCAACTTGCAGAAATGCTATATTAAGAACCCCTACCTAAGAACTACTTCTGGAACCTTTAATACATTCTCTAAAGCCGATATAGGACCTTTTAACAGTATTCAACGTTTTGCAGATCGGAAGTACACTACTTTGAATGAAGCACTAAAGAAAGAAGCGGGAGTAGTAAGGGATATTTCAATATACCCGACCCTTGGAAATATAAATTACATATACCTTAACGTAGCATATCTTTCCAAAGTTCTACTAGAGAACACAGGGAAAGCAGATAATAAAATAACAGTAAGACAATACCTGCAGGATATATGCGACGGAGTTAGCAAAGCCCTAGGAAGCATCAACGACTTGCAAGTCATCTCAGACGTAGACAGCGGAGTAGAGGTTCTAACTATTATAGATTACGAACAAAAACGAATCAAAGGACTTACAAATACTTCTGAGAACATAACTACTTTTAAAGCTCAAGGCCTGGGCAGCATGCTAACAAGCATTTCAGCTCAAAGTAGTATCACTCCGGACCTAGCTACCATGATCTCAGTAGGAGCTCAAGCTCAAGGTCAAACAGTTGGAGAGGAAGCTATATCTTTTAGTATATTGAGTTCTGGCCTGAAAGATAGCATATACCCAACTAAACAGATTGGAAAAGAGAAGCAAGAGGTTATAGACAATACGAAAGCAGAAAACGCTACTAAGAGAAGAGATCAAATACAATCCGATTACCGAACAGCTTTAGGAGTGTACCTTAAGTTAATAAACAACCAGACCCCGGTAGATGGAAGTATATTCTCTCCTGTAAACCTCGGACAGTCAGACGATGCTAATCAGGAAAACACCGCGGTAGAACTGTATAAAGCATGTTTAGCAAGATTTACAGAGACAGGTCAAACCTCAACAGCTTTTATTCCGATAAAACTAGACTTCACCCTTTTAGGCTTAGGAGGGATGAAAATATTTCAGAAATTTAGAATAACAAACGACGTACTTCCGCTGTCTTATAAAGACACCTATGAATTTATAATCACTGGACTAAGTCATACAGTAAATGCTTCCAAGTGGGAAACAAGTATATCCGCAGTAATAACAATCCCAGAGAAGAAAGTGCAAACTGTTGAGAACGCTTTAAAGCCCTTTAGTGTTTTTGTAGAAGAACTAGCACCGCCTTCTACCTTCTCCGGAGTACTTGCTATAAGATCTGCAAAGACCTCTATAAAGTGTAATACTATCACGAAGAATGTAACTAAGTTTGAGGAAGTTCTTGCATTAGTTATAGATAACTTAGAAGGAGCTTACTCTAAAGGAGGATTAGATGCAGGTAGTGCAAACAGCGGAGAGACACTCTGGGGACTGGATAGGAAAAATCATACAGGAACGTATGATACTGCTTTTTGGCAACTTGTAGATAGAGAGGATAAGTCAAGGTGGAACAACAATACATACCCAAAACCAAAAGATAAACCCGTACTGTACGATTCCTACAAAACTATAATCAAAGCAGATTACGACTCTTTTAAGAAACTATATCTAAAAAACACAGAGATAGCAAATCTAATAGAATCAGACGGAAGACTCTATTTTAATATGATCTATGCTGTATACAACGGGCAAGGCTGGTTTAAAGGTTTTAGTAAAGTGTTAGAAGATGCATACCTTTCAGGGAAAACAACAAGTGATGCCTTGGTAGAGGAAATTGTTAACGAAAGAGTAGCAGGAGGAGCCACAGCATTTAGGAATATCGGAGGGAACAACCTAAACACCGTCAGCGCTACCTTGATAGCAAACACAGGAGTCGACATCGAAAAAATGGTAGGTATGGGCCCGGACTGCGAAGTCGTACAGGCAGTAGTAACAGCAAATACCACTTACATTCCAACAACCTACGGAATAAGACAAAACCCAGAGTATAAAGGACCAGTTAGATAATATGTATTACCCTAAATCTAAAATAGTATCAGACCAGTACACAAATGGAAATGAACTAGTGTACCGTACATCAAAAAAACCATACACCGGAAAATACCACATACTTGCAAATGGAAAATTATACACAGGAACAAACGCTGCTGATGGTGTACCGCAAGAGCTAGTATATACAAACCTCAAAGACTACCTAGAAGAAGGAAATACCCTCAATACTACAACAAGCACTCCTTACGACAGTATACGTAAGCAGCAAAACATAAACCCTCCAATGGTAGAGCTCTTAGAACCTAAGTATACTCAGCCAGCAGTAAAGTACCCTATGCTCACTAGGTATTTTTTAAGAAGGACAAACAATGCAATCTTTACAGAAGTTTCTTTAGCAGATTATACCGCTATAAAAAACAAGGACAATAAATATAATTGGGGAATTTACATACCTTTTGAACTACCTTGGTCAACCTCTGGAGCATACATTAAAGAGACAAACGAACGTATGGTTCTTCTAACAGAGAGTCGCTACAAGGTATACGGCTTTACCCAATACATCACAAACTATACTGAGTTCTCAATCTAAGTTGTAATTTAAACTAACTCTTCTTATATTATAGGAAAGGTTATGTTTTGGTTAATAGAGACACAAGAGCAGTTCGATGATCTAAAGGATCATAAGTTAGAGAATATTATAGCTATCCCTATACAGAGGCATCTTGAATTACATCCTGCTATCTATACTCCTCTTTGCCTATACGTAAAAGATGTAGACACAAAAGAAGGATACCTCTTAAACTTCTTTCACAGCGAAGCATTAAAAATAGAACATACTCAAGTCAGAGAATGGCTAGCAACTATACAGAAAATTTATACTCCGGATAGGAAAGTCTTTAATTACTTTTACCACGGTCAAAATACATATTCCCTACCTGCTACCAAAGAGGAAAACACTCAAGCATTAAATTACTTCTCAAGAAGGTATCATAACGATCCAGAACTAAGTAATATTATTCCAATCGTAAAGCATTTCGAACATTGTCAAAAAGTATCCGAAGAGCATCTTAAAGATATAGCAGACTATTCCCCTAATGAATTCCGGAAAACAGTAGAAGATATATTTTGGGTTATAGAAAGAAACGGCTTAAAGGTAAGTGATACATTAGAGGAGTACTTTAACATAGAGAGACCCTTTCTATCACTTGTAAACCAGCATATATTAACACAGTACAACCTCAATAATACAACAGGAAGACCTTCCAACCATTTTAACCATATAAACTTCGCAGCATTGAATAAAGACAATGGATGTAGGAGTGTTTTTGTGCCGAGAAATGACCTACTGATGGAGATAGATTTAGTAGCTTACCATCCTACTCTGATATCAAAATTAGTAAAGTATGAATCTGCAACGGGAGATATTTATGAAGATTTTGGACAGGTGTATGGAATGGATAGAGACGAAGCAAAGAAGCTGGTATTTAAGCAACTATACGGGAACGTCTTTGAACAGTATAAGGATTTTGAGTTCTTTAAACTTACAACCGCCTATATAGATGAACTATGGACGAAGTTTCAAAAGCAAGGATATATCGACGGAGTAGATGAGAGGTATAGGTTCTACAGGAAAGATTTAACTAATATGAATCCGCAGAAACTATTCAACTACATAATACAAAATTATGAAACTGTAAGTAATGTTGGTTTATTGCAGAAAATACTCTATCTTCTGGAAGATAAAAAGTCTAAGATAGTACTGTATACATATGATGCAATACTCTTAGATTTAGCAAAAGAAGATAAAGATATCCTACGTAAAATAGTAGGAGTCTTTGAAGAAGAAAATTTAAAAATAACGATAAATGTTGGAAAAAGATACGATTCTTTACAGCCCTTTTGATATGTATGATATAGATACTATAGAGAGTCAAGAGATGTTGAAGAATAAATTACTGTGTACGTTTGTACCTACCGAGGAGATAGATTACTTTATAGCAGATCTAACATCCAAACACACAATACTTTACAATAAAATCTTCATATTAGAAATAAAAGATTCAGACGAAGTAGCCTGTACCTATAATCTAGATGAAATGAATATAGATAGTATTCCTCCGAATACAATACTAGTGCATAGGAAAAAAGAGTCAAATTCTCTGTATACGATTAACGCTTTAAATGAGGTAATTAAAAAACTAAACGGGGGAGTGGTGGACACCCGTTTTAGAGTAAACTGGCAGCACTATAGAAATACAGTGCTGCTGACTACTCAAGGAGACCTTAGAGTACTCCGTACAAGAATTTCCCGAATCATTTCATTATAACTTTCTTAGTTTTTTTCTTAGTTTTTAATACTTAGGGTATATTTATATTAAAGATGGGACGTATAAAAAAACACCTTTCAGAAGAGCAAAAAAAAGAAGCTCAGAGGAAATGGTCTCAGAAATATTACCTAAAGAATAAAGAGAGAATTGATGAAAAAGCAAAAGATAGGTACCGAAAAAATAATTGGGATCTATAAAATAGTATCCCCCACAGGTAAAGTATACGTAGGGCAATCCGCAGACATACATAAACGGTGGAAACAGTATGGGAATCATTTTTTTAAAAAGCAATACAAGCTTTACTACTCCATACAGAAGTACGGGTACGACAACCACACTTTTATGATTGTTGAACAATGTGAAAAAACAGAATTAAATAGGCAAGAGAGATTTTGGCAAGATTACTATAACGTACTGGAGGAAGGGCTAAACCTCGCCTTAACAAACACAGATGAAAAGCCGAAACAACACTCAAAAGAGACCAGAAATAAGATAAGTGAAGCACAGAAAGGAAAAACACTTACAGAGGAACATAAAAAAAACCTATCTGAAGCAAGACTAAAGCTACCGGATATAATAAAAAAAGCGAACGGATACGCTAACGCAGGTAGAAAAGTCTCTGAAGATACTAAAAGTAGAATATCAAACACGATGAAGGGAATACAAAGATCAGAAGATACTAAGCAGAAGATGAGGAAACCTAAGAGTATAACTCATAAGAACAACATAAGCAAGGCCAAGCAAGGAAAGCCGAGCTTAATAAAGGGAATGCTAGATAAAGTGGTAATCTGCCCGTACTGTAAAAAACAAGGAGGGAACAGCGGGATGAAGAGGTGGCATTTCGATAACTGTAAATTAAAGTTGCTAACAAGCAACAAAGTTACTATATTAAGGTATTAAGTTATAAAAATGAACGTAAGTGAAATCAAAGCAAAGCTACAAGCTCTGCAAACCCAGAACAGTACCCAGTCGACAGGGTCAAGGAAAAACAACTTCTACAAACCGAGTGTAGGTAAGGAAGTTATTCGAGTAGTGCCGTCAAAATTCAACAAATCAAATCCATTTTCGGAATTAATGTTCCATTACGGGATTCACAAATTCCCTATCATCTCACCAATCAACTTCGGAGATAAAGATCCAATAGTTGAGTTTGTTGCTAAATTAAGAGAAGCAGGAGGCCAAGAGAATTGGAGACTTGCTAGAAAATTAGAACCTAAAATGAGAGTATTTGCTCCGGTAATCGTAAGAGGTAAAGAAGACGAAGGAGTAAAGCTATGGGGATTCGGAAAAGAGATCTACATGGAACTATTGTCAATGGTTGAAGATGAGGACATAGGAGATTTTACTGATATCATCACAGGTAGAGATTTAACTCTAACTACTATAGATGCTGCTACAACAGGAACAGGTTATGCTAAGACAACCATTAGAGCAAGAACAGCTGAAACCACTTTAACGGAAGATGCAGCATTGCTTAAAACACTTTTAGACGATCAACCAAATCCACCGGAAACATTTACTAGAATGGAATTCGATGACATGAAAAAAGTGCTTCATGATTATCTAGCTCCAGAAGAAGATGCAGAAGAAGACGTACCAGCTCCAATGGTAGCATTCGATACTCCTTCATCACCAACAAACAAGTTCTCTCTAGAGAACTCAGGAAAGAAAGCAGAGTCAAAAGCTGATAAGTTCGATAGTTTATTTGAAGACGACGCTTTACCTTTCTAAGATAACCGATGGCGAAAAGACAAAGCAAATCACTAACAGAAGCTGTCTCTGCAGAGCTTAAGAAAGGTTTTAACCTAAGTAAGTTCAAAGAACAGAAATTGCTGAGTAAGAATGTTCGCTTCAAAGACCAAAAATGGATCCCATTATCCCCGGCATTTCAAGAGGTAACCTCTATCCCGGGGATCCCAATGGGACACATAGTCATGTTGAGAGGCCATTCGGATACAGGTAAATCTACTGCACTACTAGAAGCAGCAGTATCTGCACAGAAAGCAGGAATACTTCCAGTATTCATCACTACAGAGATGAAATGGAACTGGGAGCATGCCGTACAGATGGGCTTACAGGTAGAGCAGACAGTAGACGAAGAGACTGGAGAAGTCTTAGACTATGGAGGATTCTTTATCTATGTAGACAGAGAGACGATACATACTATCGAAGACGTATCAGCCTTCATACTAGATCTAGTAGATGAACAGAAGAAAGGAGCATTACCTTATGACTTACTTTTCTTATGGGATTCAATCGGATCTGTACCTTGCGAACTATCAGTACGTTCTAATAAGAACAATAATGAATGGAATGCAGGAGCAATGTCTACGCAATTCGGTAACGGAGTAAATCAACGTATCGTAATGTCAAGAAAAGAGTCTTCACCTTTTACTAATACGTTAGTAGTTGTAAATAAGGTATGGACGCAGAAAGCAGAGTCGCCAATGGGACAACCGAAACTTATGAATAAGGGAGGTTTTGCTATGTGGTACGACGCAACGTTTGTAATCACTTTCGGAAACATTATGAATGCAGGAACATCTAAGATTAAAGCAATTAAAGATGGGAAACAGGTAGAGTTCGCTAAAAGAACAAATCTTCAAATAGATAAGAATCATATCAACGGTATTACAACTAGAGGTAAGATTATTATGACCCCTCACGGTTTTATTATGGATGAAGATAAAGATCTTAAGAACTACAAAACAGCACATGCATCTGAATGGGCAGCAATACTTGGAGGAGGAGACTTCGACATAGTAGTAGAAGCACCAGAGGAAGGAGATACTACACCTATACCGACTGAAAACGATCCAGGATAGAATTAAACTCTAAATTAAATCGAAAGGCCCTTGCTTATGCAGGGGTTTTTTATTATCTTTAAGTATGTCAACCAATCTAAGAGCTCTTCTTGCTACTGTTACAGAGCATGAAACCTCCCCTGTAGTAGAGCAGGAATTTCATTCACGGGTGCTAATGATAGATGCTCTTAATCTATTCTTTAGAAACTTTGCTACAATTAACTTCTTAAATAAAGAAGGAGTCCCTATTGGAGGTATGGCTGGATTTATACGATCACTAGGATCCTTAATACAGTTAGTACAGCCGACAGGAGTCTATGTAATATTCGATGGAGTAGGATCTTCTAACAATAGAAAAAACCTGCTACCGGAGTATAAGTCAAATAGAGGGATAACCAGGATAACAAACTGGGACACCTATGATAATATTGAAGAGGAAGGAGAGTCTAAAGTAGACCAGATAACACGTTTAATCCATTATTTGCAATGTCTACCTGTAAAGACAGGAATGATAGATAAAGCAGAAGCTGACGATATGATAGCTTACATGGCAAACACCCTCCCACATACTCACAACTCAGACGTAATAATAGTATCCTCAGACAAAGACTATCTGCAGCTAGTTAGCAACAAGGTAACAGTTTATAGGCCGATAGGTAAGAAATTCTACAAACAGAAAGAAGTATCAGAGGAATTCGGAATACATTCAGACAACTTTATAC